GTAATTAGATCGTAGAAGCACCATGCTGGATTATCTGTCCAGGCCACTGTGAAGGTGCCGTCCCAAATTCCCGAGTATACTCTAGTTATAGGGTTATAGTTACTAGGTATAAGTACCTTTAAGCCTTTTATATCGTACCCTCTATTAGGTATGGTATTAAACTGCTCAGAATCTACAGCAATAGCCATAATTGCTGAATTGGGATATCTTAATTTAGAGTCTATTACTTCTGTATAACTATCCCAAAAAGTTTTATTACGTAAATTATATATAGTACTATCTGGAGTAATTCTAGAAACTCTAATATCCCAAGGTCCTGGTTTTGGGAGGTCTAGTCTATAGCTTTTTTGGTACCTACTAGTAGTTTTTCCAGTTATTATATCATCTGGATACCACTTATACCCAGTTGCTGATACTATACTTAGCGTGCCTACACCACTTGTTATTATAGCTCTGAATTCATAAGTACCTTCTGGTAAAATAACGCTTCCAGTCTCTGGAATAATTAAATCTGGGGTTTTATTATTCCATTGATTACTTCTAACATAAGTACCTCCAGATGTTGGTGCTTCCCAGACTCTAATTCTACCATATGAACTTATTAGTTTAGCAGTGCCACTATATACCCCAGAGACAAAAGTGGTCCAAGTACCTGAAGGTGTTTCTCTATACTGTAAATCCCAATTACAGTACTGTATTGGATTGGGAGGAGTTACACCAAATAAAAAACCCGTACTAGCAGGCTTAATACCTTCCCAAAATAAACTTACTGTTGCACTAGTTATAGGCGTGCTACCAGTACTAGCTGTATTGCCAGATACTGGTATTGGTACAGGTGCTGAGCGTAATCTAGCAGGTATCCATCCACCACCGTTATTATTAACATCTATTTTTAAGGATACAGACGTTCCAGTAGTATCTCCGTTCGTTAGGTCTTGAAAAGATAGTCCAGGTATTCCTACTGTTATACGCGCAGCATCTATATTAGTACTTGTTATAGTTCTAACTACTGGTCCACCAGCTATTACTTCTACTCCTACTGCTACTTCTGTCTCAACAGTGGAAAATCCAGGTATAGTAGGCTGTGTCTGTGTACCAGTTCTCTGCGTGAGAGATACCCCAGTAAAGTTAAATGAGCCATCTTTTGCCTGTATTGGGGTACCATCTAGGTATACGGAATTAAGTCCATTAACTAGGCCCTCAATTTCTCCCTCACTTACCAAATCAACTACTCTAGCATATTGTTTTGAATGTAGACTATCTGGGGATTCTACAGGAGTTCTACTACCTCCACCACCCTTGCCTCCACCTCCGCCGCTACCAGATATAGTGGGAAATCTTTCCCTGTAGCCACCATTATGTACTCTAATACCATTAGCTATAAAAGTATGATTAGGCTCTACTGTTAAATTCCATACTGGTTCAGGTTCTATACTCTCCATGGAAATTATAGGGCGTAAGTGACCCATACCATCAACAAAGGCATCTTCAGTAGTAAGTTTAGCTACTTCTACAAATGAACCATACTGATTTAGAACCCAATGGTTTGGGGTTATATCAATATACCCATTCCAGAAAGTTACCCTAATTAGTGGTTCCGGAGACTTATGAGCATGTACAGCTATTACTTTAGATAGCTGTATCTCTCCAGTAGCGGTAAAGGATAGTACTGAGTCGCCTACAGATAGTTTATCTATAGGCGTAGTTTTTCCATGCTCTTGTAGAACATTTGTTCCTGCTCTAAAGCATCCACCACCACTACCTGATATTATATCTGACATAATTAAATTTGTTCCGTAGATAGTCCTGCACTAATAACTTGAGACCCTACTCTTAGCCTACCATAGCATACTGGTACAGGATTACCTTGATTAATTGTATTTACTGGGCCATCAAAAGCATATGAGGGCGTATTAGATGCAGCTTCCCCAGGACCGTTATTGCTTCTAGGTGGTGCAAAGAGTAGTTGAGATACTCCTCCCATTATTAAAGAAGTACCCATACCTATCATAATATTACCAGCTACTGCACCCCAAGCACTTGCGGACATGGCCGCGCTCATTGACAGACCTTCTGCTAACCATGCACCTGACCATATTAATGCTGCACCGAATATAATACTGGTAAGAGCATTCTTACTACCACTAACCACTGGAATTATTCTTATTGTTTCTTGATCCGATTGTGGGTAGAGGGTTTCCTCTAGAGTTAGACTTTGCTTTCCACCACGTAATACCCTATAGTACCCACCCTCTATAAATACTTCCTTAAAACCCTCTATAGTAGCTGCAAGTGCTTTTACTGCCTCATTAGAGGTTTTAACATCATAGCGGTGTACTCTACCAAATTTTTTACCTAAGAAGCCATACAACATTATTGTTTTCATTTATAGTTGGCTCTCATGTCTAAGTATATGACTAGTTATTTTTCTAAACCAGCCACCATATACATCTATACTTGATAATCTTCCTGACTGATGGTGTAGTATAGTTCCGTCACCCAGCCAAATAACTCCATGATTTGGTACGTTTGAACCAATCCTCATTAGTACTACATCATGAGTTTTAGGAGAATCTACCTGTGTAAACCCCCACTCTTTATGCAAGTCTAAGTATAGATTATCACCCTTTTCCCACCATTTATCTCTTCTATAAGGGGTTTTTAACTGTATATTTAACTTTTCTTTATAATAGTCCTGAATTATACTATAGCAATCTAAAACTCCGTGGTGAAATTCTCTACCAACCAAGGGAGCTATATATCCATTAGGCTCCCAATAGTATAATACTTCTGAAGGCCAGCTTATAATTAGCCAAGGTAACTTACTTAGTTCACAACCTACTAGATCTGCTTGAGACGGAGTAGCTGTTGCATACGGATGAGAATGTACAATACATACTATACTTCCTAAATCTTCTGCTGCCGCATAGTCTTCGGGACAAATAGTAAAGTCAACAGTATTATTTTCTGCTATATTTTTACAAGGTATGTATCTATACTTTCCCTTTACTACTACTAATACTCCGCAGGCTTCTCTAGGTAGTTCATTAGCTACATGAGTTTTTATATCTGCTAGTACTAATTCACTTAGGTTTAGTTTCATATTATCTAGATAGTCCAGTTCCTGGAAAACCTCCAAAAGGTAATTCGGCTGCTTCTCCAAAACGTATACTACATGAGGAAAGTCTTTTACCACACGTATCTTCAGAAGGATTGGTAGTAATTGTATCATTATACGTAGCCATTACAGATCCAGTATACCCACACTCAGCACCCTTATAAGTCCAAGAGCACGAATTTTGTATGCACTGTCGCCTAGGTAAAAATACTCCAGCTAAGTCAAACGCTGCAGCTAGTTCGAATTCAACGTATATTGGATTCTCTCCACTTTTTCTATCTACTATCCATACTTCATCTGGGAAATGCGTATCTGGATCAGCGGAAGTATTTATACCAGAGGCGAAGTTAACTGCATCTAAATACTTTACAAAAGTTCTTCTTCTAATAAGCTTAGCCCCTATTAGATCACTATACGTATATGCTAATCCACTAATTGCTCCGTATATATTAGCAGCGCGTATAGTTGGTCTGGGTAAGGAACCGGAACTAGTCTTTTCAAATCCTTCTACTTCTATTGGATACTTAGAATAAGTAGTGCCCTGCCATACAACATCATTACCAAAGTTATTAACTCCTGCATGAAAATAGTATACTCCCCCACCAATATTAGTAGCATTTAATTCAAAAAAGTCCACAATAGAAGAAGGCGCTAACTTTTGTGCCTCCGACTCTATAGTAGATATAGGAGCAGATGCTAATATCGTTGCCCCATAAGTACCTAAACCAAAAGGAGCTACTCCAAAACTCATATTAAGTACTCCTTAGTTTGCTAGTATTATATTCCAATTAGTACCATTACTTTGTAAGGTTGCATATTTACCTACTGTTGCTGGTAGTATACTGGTAGTAGCTGCGTTTCCATCTAGGGGGATAACATTAGCTGCGGAGGAGGTTATTGCTCCTGCAAACTGATTAATTATATGTATCTTTATATCTATAATACTTACACTTGGTAGAGTATACACAGAAGCTGTAGTTGTCTGTATAATAGTACCAACACCTAAAGGTACTACGTAGGTGTTGGCAGCATTAGTGACTATAGCTTCCGATACAGTCACGCTTGATGCCGTTGGGCCACAGCTAACATATACTGTACCAGATAAAGATAAAGCTATAGGATTAGTATTATTAAATACCCCGCTAGCAAGTGTACTAGTTACTTTTGTTCTTTCTAATATATTTCCTGCTAGGACTGTACCAATGCCAGTTTCTCTATTAGTACCTGCTTCTATAATATAAGGCACTACAGTACCTTCAGGAAAGGCTTGTGAAAATCTAGCCCAGCCAGTAATGCCTACTAATGTTATATTACCAGTGCCGGCAGTACTGGAAGCTTCTCTAATAAAGTCTGCTTGTCTAATTATGCTCATAAATCGTATACTCTTTCAAATGTAGCACTCAAAGTTCTACTAAACTCTGACTCATAGGTTTTTGACCACTTACTACATAGTACTTTAACTTCTGTAGTCTCACCATCTGGTAACCATGTAAATGCATGCACTCCACCTCTTGCGCTTAGAAATTCTTCTATAGCAGTGCAAGTATTAATACCTATATTAGTAAATTGTAAGTTCCATACCTGGTTTAAACTATTTATACCATCTGCTATTCTCTGAGAGTACCCATCCCCAAATCTGGAGATGCGTACTCTTGGAGTAGTTTCAGTTGTAAACCCTCTAGAGGGTGTCCATGTAAAGTCTGCCATTATCTAGCTAATAATCCTCCAGGTCTAGTTTGTCTAATAAGTTCTTGAGAAACTGCTTGTTTGATAAGCCCGCCTAATTGTCCTGCCATAGAAGCAGTATCTGAGCTACTACTTTGTGCATTGCCAGCAGAATCTATGGTTATATTAATTTCCACGTTATTAGATATGCCACTACCACCAGAAATACCTAGAGATCCATTTGCTCCCCTTTTAAGTGGTATAATAGCCTCTGGGCCTGCTTCTCCCATTAAA